ATTTTGGTTCTTGTGTGAGCTGATCCAGTGTGGCAGCTAAAAACTGCTTGTTGGTTTCAGTTTGAAATATTTGTGGGAGTAAGTCTACTGATCGTGCGGTTGCCATTAAATTACTCCACTACCTGGTGCTGTACGTAGATTAGTACTGGTAAGTGCATCAATCACTTCAATGTTATCTATAGTAGCGGCATTAACAAACAATTCATTTGGTGCTGATCTTACTTCATACAAGTCACCAAAATATTTTTGTGAGTTCAATGGCACTAATACCACTGAACTGACGATGGTTCCTAGTATGCGGTGCAGGTATGCTGCTAATTCAGAGAAGTAAAAAGTATCTCCAAAGTTCCATTTGTCAATGCTGAAATAACTGTTCATTTCTGCCACAACAGAACTTTTGATTTCGCTTGTGCTGGCAGTTGAATTGGCTGCACGTATCACTTTGATAGTGGCACGCAATTCTGACGCTGCTTTCATACCAAACAACGGCTTGAACGTTACAGGATTTAAAATAATATTGTCGCTGATCATTTTGTAGTTTTGTAATCCTTGATATGCAGTATTGAGTTCATCAATGGTAGGAACATCGGGCTTTGGTACCGTACCTGTGGTATCTCTAATCCAGTTTTGATAAGCAGTGTAATAGGCCTGTGGTACCACATAAAGATCAATGATGTTGGTGGTGCCTGGATCTATTCTGTTGGTCAGTGGAGAATTGTGACGATATTGATAATACAAACTTTGGCGGCCAACTCGAGCAATCCACCCCGACACAGCTACCAGTGTGCGTACTCCAGTTACTGAAATACTAAGTTCGTAAAATGTTTCTTGATCGTATGCATAAAATACTTGACCCGGACTCCATTCACTTTTGACCAATTCAATATCATCTATTGTTGGGTAATCAGAATTCACACGACCTTGTTCAACCAATAGATAACGTTGTAAATTATCAAAATCTACAGTTTGTTGTAAGAATACAAATTTCTGATTGGCATTGACCGTGGGTGCTACAATTTCTGTAAAGAAGTCTGGATTATCTGGAATACCGTCACTGTCGGCATCTCTGTAACTGACTAGCACTTGGAAGTCGTCAACATAGCCATCACTTTCCACAGGCTGGCCTATGATGGTAACAGGAACATCACCGGGCAAATGATCAGTAGAATCTGGTTGAGTATTGACTGCTAACAAGTTGATATAGTCTTTGACCACTGTGCCTGTTCGGCTGTCGTACACTTGTTGCCCGTCGTAAAAGAAAAATCTTGTTTGTAATACAGATCCAAAATTGTATTGTAATCCACGGAATGTAATGGTATAACTTTGGTTCACCGTGACAAATTGTATTAACCAACTGGCATCAGTACCAATCCCAGCGGTGTTACCGGCCAGGCCTGGAACAGTTTGGCTCCAGGTAGCATTTTGATCTAGATTGGTGCTGGTAATCAAATACCACGAATATGGAGTTCCTGTTACAGAACCATCATTGTCATAACCCAATCCAAAATTTCGATACAAAACAATTTGCTCACTGATAGCAGCTTCTAGATCCAACGGCAGATCAGTCACAAACAATGGAATAATTGAGTCAACAATAGCGCCGGTGGGAACAAAATTGTTCAATGCCACTGGACCGGTACCCGAAGGTAAATTTCCCAGGCCGCCGTTGTATCCGTCACCAATCACTTGTAACGGGCTGGCCCAGATTTCTAATGTTTCATCAGATCGCGAAGGAGATCCTTGTACTAGTCGATTGTTGCGATCAAAGTAATATCCAGTGGGCGACACAAATTTAATTAATGCGCCAGGAGTAACAAAGTAAAAAGGATTGGTAACGCTTACAACATTGCCTACCGGTATGGGGTTGCCGCTGGGCCAGGTGCTGCTGACTGTGCTATTACGAAAAAAGCCAGTGGTCTGATTGGCCAATGTAGTACTTTGTTGCCAAGTACTTAATGCTGTGGTACCAGTGTTGATTGATTGACGAGGAAAATTTGCATAATAGAATTGTTTAACAATAGGTTCTAACAACTGCGGTTGTACTTGATTTGTTATGATATCTGCAATTTCGTTTCTGGTGTTCCATGTGAACAATATTGTAGGTAATACATTTTGTTCCCATAGTCCACCGTCGCTGCCAAAAGTGTTAGTACTACTGTATTTGCCAGTGTTGTCCACCAGGTCAAGATAACGACTGGTTCCAATACTGGCGCGGTTCAAAGCCTTACTTTTAAGAATGGAGTTGTATTGAGTGTATGGAAATAGATTGTAATCTTCTCCGTTGACCATTCTGTTTTGTGTGTAATACTGTGCTGGAGCACGTTGTTTGATCTCTGCAATTGGCTCACGTGTTTGACTGTTGCTCACTGGCTGTGTGATACCGCAGGTGAATGTTATAGTTTCAAGATTTCCGCGGCGGCTGATGTAACTGATGGGCAAACTGACCGATTGCATTTCTTCAGGGTTGATAATGTATTGCAATCCATTGGATGCACGCACATAGCAACGGAATGTGCCCACTGGAATTTCACTAAAGACTCCATCGCCAAAAACCAATGTGATTTGGTCATTGGCTCTACTGGTCACTGAAAATATAGGGCGTAGACTTGTACCAATTTGCTCAGCTGCTGCTGAGTATACGTTTTCAGTGAACTTCCATTCTCTGCTGACTGTGCCCACTGTGTCCAGTTGAAACACCCACCGGTCTTCTTGATTGACCCCTTCAATGTTGATATCAACTGTACGGTTAGCAATACGCTCAGCTAAATTGAAATCTTGGTTCTGTAGCACACCTTGTTTGAACATGAAAAAATATCCAGTGTTGTTGCTGTTAAAACCCAGTTGGTCATTGCGAAACAAGATATTAAATGCTTGATTTACTTTGGGGCTGGGTTCATACAGATAATTTTCACCTATTGAAGTACTGGTCATTGCTTCAAACGGCATAGATATACCGTCCACAGTTGCATTGTACGGAATCACGGGCAAATATCCCGGAACCAAGTTGATACCATATTCATCAGTACGCACACCCAAGATAGTCTGACGATTGCCTGGTCGGCCCACACGTTGTGAGTCTACCAGGCTGGCATTAATAATAGCAGTAAATTGTTCTTGCCATGCTGGATTGGTAGGATCTGCCCAGTCCACTGTCACATTGCTGAGATTTACTCCGTTGTAATCTGTGACATTTTCTGTGGTCACAACCGAAAATACTTTAAGCAGCCCTTGTGATTCTGTGTTGCGCTTGGCTGTGTAGCTGACCAAATTTGCCAGTTGAACTACTGAATCTCTGCGTTCAGCCGTGTCCATGTAATTTTCTCTAGTGTTGAGATCAGTGCGGAATGCTAGCGATTGCCCCATGAACGCCATCACATCTAGTAACGCAATAAACTCACTGCTTTCAATGTAATCGTTGAATGTTTCAGGGTAATACAGGCGTAGATAGTCAACAAAACTTTTGCGTAGTGTTTCAAAGTCGTAACTTTGAAAGTCAGCTTCACGGTAAGTCTGGTAAATTTGTTTCCAGTCTTCAACTCCAAATATTGCTGTTTGTCTAGTGGTTGTTGCCATTGATTTTGACCTTTTGTGCCTTATCGTTTATTTATGGACACAAAAAACTGCGTAGTTTATACCTAAATATAACTGGCTCGTCTAGACGTAATATCAAAAAATATTGCCAGTCTTTGAGCATCTGTTGTTGGTGTTATTGTCAGTTCCAACTGTATCAACATGCCATTACGTTGTGGGAAAATCTGTATGTCTGAAATAAAAACTCTAGGGTCTCCGCCAGCCACACGTTGTATTTCTGCAACCATGCTGTTTTGCAGTTCTTCAACTTGATTCTCAAACAAGAAGTTCCACAATATTGTACCATATTCAGGTCTGCCAGGCAGTTCACCTTGCCGGATATTAAAAGCATTTAAGAGATCTTGCTTGATCAGTGGAAAATCAGTCAAGGTAAATTTTTTAACTTGATTGACAGTATTGAACCCTATAAATGTTTGAGCCATACAGTATTTACCGAGAAAAATTAGGCACTGACATTGGTGGAGATACGAGATTTTAATTCTTTGATTCGATTAGCGGTACCGGTTGCTCGAATAGTTAACGTACGATTTTCTGCATTGATAGCTGATGTCAATTGATTAAATTGTAGTGCCACCGGGGATGTGGGGTTACGTATCCCTAGCAACCCAACTGCTCGATCTGCTAGACCTGGGCTGTATGATGACACCGCAGATTCATAAAGTGCAAAAGCAGGAGTAACAATGGTTTTTCTTGTGTTGTCCCCGTATACTTGTGCAGCTTTCCATTCAGCCACAATACCATCATATTGTTGTTGAGTGATCACCTGCTGATTTTCCAATACTTGCAAGTTTGCCAAGACAGTTTCAAATTTGTTATTTGCAGTTTTCAGTGCTGCCAACGATGCTTCAAGCCCAGCATTGATTTCATCTCGTTTGCTGCCAGTGATGGGATCATTTTCTTGTTTGGTATAAGTGGGCTCAGGAATCTTGTCATTGCCCAACACACGAGTAGTAGCAGCAGTCACAGTTTCTCGATTGGTTGTGTTTTCTGCGGCTATTGGAGTGTCTTGTTCTTTGAAAACGTCAGGCACTTTTTCTTTTGTAAGATTTACCGAATATGCACTTGTACGGGCAGCATCAGCATTAGTTACTCCTGGGATAACGTCAGCAGCAGGTGTTCCTTTGAGCCACGCAGCAGCACTAGATACACTTTTGGCAGCTAGCACAGAGATCGCGCCCAATGCTGGAGCACTCAGTGCGCCAGTTGGAACACCAAGAGCTGTCAGTCCAGCTAGTCCTTTGGTCATTAGATTTTGTTGTAGCGCAGATTGCAAAGGAGCATTGGCCAACAGTGAATTTACGTCTTTGATACCGTTTGTCCCAGTGAATACTGCTGGACTTTTGAGTACTGATGACAATGACGCTCCTGATGCAGTTTGCAAAGCTGATGTTCCTGGTTTGAGAATTCCTGCTGTTTCTAATTGAGACACGTTGAGACCAAATGATCCTGCACCTTTGACATCGCTTAGACTGGTTGCTGCTTGGCCTACTAGATTTTTTGTCTGCGCCAGGACTCCGGTCACGTCCGGTGCACCGAGATTACCAATTGGCACCAGTGCTGGAATCTGTTTGACAAAATCTGCTGTGTTGATAGTTGCTCCGCTGGGTGCGCCACTGATTGCTTTGTTGAGTGTTCCAATGGCTGTTGTAGCAAATGATCCATTGGTGCCGGCGGCTCCAGTTAATGTTGTTTGTAGTTTAGACACCGCTGGACCAACAGCGCCTGTCAGGCCAGCCACACCCGGAGCCAGACTGCCGCTTAATGCTCCCCCCACACCAGCTAGACTTTTTGATGCGCTGCCTAAAAGACCAGCAGCTCCCGGGACGCCTGCTCCCAGTGCACCAGTAACTCCACTTAATGCTTGCCCTACTGCGGCCTGAGCACTGGGTAATCCAGCCTGAGCTTGAGTGGCTGCACTTAGCACATCTCCAGCTTTGAGACCAACTAGCGATCCCGAGGCAGCTTGTTTGTCAAAAATAGCTTTGGCTTGATCAGCGTTGAGGCCTGGCGGCCCTTTGATTTCAAACGGCTGACCATTGGGTAATGAAAATATAAATCCAGCCACGTTATCTTCTCTCTCTTGCCGCAATCTCTACTCCAGCAGGCACTGGAGTTGCACCCGGTGGTGGTGTGGGCTTCCCGGGTTCAAAGCTGAACGGAGGAACATCAACACCTTTATTATGATATGGATACGGTTCGTGGGTGGTTATTCTACTGCAAATGCTGGTCAAATCGTCAGCCTTGGTTACCCAACCTTTGCTGCTGTTGAACGTTACTTCATCAAACAGAGTTCTAGTCACAGGATTGGGTGTGGTAACTTGCCCGGCAGCCGGACCATTGAGATCAATTTGTGTTGCAGTGATTATCAATTCGCTGCCGCTGCCCCAACCGCCTGACGCACTGTTAATTATTAGCGCACCATCTGCTTTTATTCCAATGGTATTTTTGCTGTACACTGTTAGGTCTTTTTGAGCATCTAGAATCATAGTTTCCATGCTTTCTAACTGCATGCGTTTGGTGCTTTTGATCTGTACATTTCTACCAGCAAACATATTGATATCTCTGTCAGCATGAAAATTTATATCGCCTGCTGTACGCATGTTGATAGAGTTTGTAGAGTACACATCCACAGTACCTTCTGCCCCAAATTCCAACCAAGTCTGCCCATTGGAATGAGTGATATAAAAAAAGTTACCGCTGTCACTCATGGTAATCTGATGGCCTTTACTGGTTCTCAATCGGAACAGAGCATTTTTATCTTCAAGGTCTCCGTCATCCATGACTAAAGTATGGCCGCCCACACGTCCTATTACCTGTGCCTGTCCCGGTGTAATAGATCCGTCATTGATTTTTTTACGAATATCGTTAGGCTTCATACCACCTTGATAGATGGGAGTACCAGGAGTACTCACTCCAAATACTGCGCTAGGTGTTTCGCGTTGACTCGAACTTCTAATGGGTCCACGTTCGGGATCGTTGATAAGACCCTGTTGAAACATTACTCCGGCAACATAACTATGCACAGGTTTAGGTTGTGAGAAAAATGTAGGGCTGTTAAAAATTTCATTATTATTGACATTGATTTCAGTGACTGGCAACAATGCGGCATTGGCAAAATATTCTTTTTGACTGGAATTATTATCATCAATAACATACTGTGCGCTGGATCCAATGGCTGGTAACATGCTGCCTAAACCTTGTTCAGGTACGGTTCCGATGTAGTAACCTTGATCTCGTTGACCATTCACAAACACACACAGCACTGTGATACCCACATCGGGTGGAGTAAACCACATGCCATAACTGTTTTGATTGCCTGGGTAAGTGCCGGCGTTGTTGGAATTGGCGTTGCCTTGCAAGGGAGTTGATCCATAAAACGGTGGCATGTAACTTACCGTGGTCCAACAACTTTCATCTTGCATGTTGTTTTCAGTTCCTG